AGTTGCTGATCTAGCAGAGAAGATTGGGCTACCCCTACTAGATTGGCAACGCTTTGTTCTAGACGATATGTTAAAAGTTGATGCCGATGGGAATTTCAAACGAAAAACAGTTGGCTTATTGATTGCTCGCCAAAACGGCAAGACCCATTTAGCCAGAATGTTGATCTTGGCTCATTTGTTCCTTTGGGATACCAAAATGATTATCGGTATGTCATCCAATCGAAATATGGCATTGGATACCTTCAGACAAGTGGCTGATGTAATTGAACGCAATGATTTCCTAAAAGAACAAGTTAAGAAGATTCGCTACGCCAACGGCCAAGAATCAATCACACTAAAGAATGGAAATCGTTATCAGATAGTGGCGGCAACTAGAGATGGTTCTCGCGGACTAACTGCTGGATTTCTATTCATAGACGAATTACGAGAAATCTCAGAAGAAGGCTGGAAGGCAGCAAGACCAACCACTCGCGCAACTGGTGGCCAAACCCTAGTCTGCTCAAACGCTGGTGATTCCTATTCGACTGTGTTAAATGATTTACGAGAGAGGGCTTTAAGTTATCCGTCACCTACTCTGGGCTGGTATGAGTATTCCGCACCAGCCCATTGTAAAGTTGATGATCGTAATGCTTGGGCGATGGCTAATCCTTCACTTGGAAAATTGATTGATGAGGAAACCTTAGAAGAAGCGGTTGCAACTAACCCAATAAATAACACTCGCACTGAGATGTTATGCCAATGGGTTGATAGCATGACCAGTCCCTTCACAACTGCGATGGTGTCTGACACAACTGATACCAACCTTCAAATTCAGCCAGGTGGCAATATCGTATTTGGAATTGATGTATCACCAAGCAAGCGTTCAGCATCTCTGGTTGCTGGCAAATGGAATCCTGAAACCGAAAAGGTTGAACTTGGGTTATTACAACTTTGGACTAGCGATGTGGCGATTGATGATCTAAGGGTTGCTGCCGATGTCCAAGAGTGGGCTTTGAAACTACGCCCAAGACATATTATGTATGACAAATATGCAACGGCATCTATCGCAGCAAGACTTCAACAGTCAGGCCAAAAGATTGTCGATTGTTCAGGCCAATCCTTCTATCAGGCTTGTGGGGAACTCTATGATGCCATGAGCAATAATCGCTTAGTCCATTCAGGGCAGAAAGAGATGACTGATTCTTGGTTCTCTGTCGGTGCTAAGACCAATGATTCGGGTTGGAGAATCGTAAGGCGCAAATCGGCTGGCGATGTGACGGCTGCAATTTGCTCAGCGATGATTGTCCATCAACTAACTAAACCGCAATCAGTACCACAAATTTTCGTGTGAGATATGCTACAATTCCTTGACTAATAGTGTAAGGTAGGTGTATGGGTTTATTCTCTCGCAAAACCATTGAGGCGCAAGAAGCACCACAAGTAATTACAGACCGAATCGGTTTATCAAACACCTTTATCCAAACCCCTTACATAACAAGAGAAGAAGCGTTAAGCGTTCCTGCAATTGCTCGTTGTCATTCATTGGTGACTGGAACAATTGCATCAATGGATTTGAAACTTGAATCTAAAGCAACTGGTGAATATTTACCTAAACCTGTATGGATGGATCAACCTTCTCTACATCAACCAAGAGCAGTGACAATTGCGCTAACTGTTTCAGATTTGTTTTTCTATGGCGTAAGTTATTGGAAAATCACTGAGGTTTATCAGGATGATGGTCGCCCTGCTCGCTTTGAGTGGGTATCACCAACTCGCGTGACACAGTACTACAACAAATTCAATACTTATGTTGAGGGTTATGCAGTTGATGGTTATCGCGTTCCAATGTCAGGACTTGATTCGCTAGTCACATTCCAAACTCTTGCTGATCCTGGAATTTTATCTCGCGGTGCAAAAACAATTAAAGCGGCAATTGATTTGGAAACTGCTGCGGCAGTGGCATCTGCAACTCCAATGCCTTCTGGCGTATTAAAAAATACTGGTGCTGATTTAGGAGAGGCTGAGGTTCAAGGATTATTAGCAGCATGGAAGGCGGCTCGCAAAAATCGCTCAACTGCTTATCTAACTTCTACCCTTGAATATCAAGCAACTTCATTCTCACCTTCAGAAATGGCATATTCTGATGCACAACAATATCTTGCAACTCAATGCGCGAGAATGTGCAATGTTCCAGCACACTATATTTCAGCATCAGCAGACAAGCCATTGCTTTATTCAAATCTTCAAGATGAGCGCAGACAATTTGCGGCACTTACTTTGATGCCTTATATCGAAGCAGTCCAATCTCGTTTATCAATGGATGATTTAACACCTAGAACTCAATATGTGGAATTTGATGTTGATTCATCATTCTTAGAAGTTAATCCAATGGAAAGACTAAATGTAATTGAAAAGATGTTGGCACTAAATCTTATTACTCTCGATGAAGCAAAAAAGATGGAAGGCCTAACCCCACAAGGAAGCGCGGAAGTTTAAGAAGGGAAATATGGAATTAACATTCTCAGCCGATTTAACGGCATCAATGGCAGAAAGAACTATCTCAGGCAAAATTGTTCCAATTGGTTCTGAGGTCGGACAAACATCTGCTGGCAAAGTAGTATTTGAGCGCGGATCAATCCAGATAACCGACCCGAAAAGCATTAAGTTGCTTGATTCTCATAATCGTCAAAAGGCTTTAGGCCGCGCCCAATCCTTTAATGAAACTGAAGATGCTATCTACGCATCATTCAAAATTTCTAATTCATCACGCGGAACTGATGCATTGATTCTTGCTGAAGAAGGTTTGCAATCAGGACTTAGCGTTGGCGTTGAAGTTATTACTTCACGCACTAAAGGCGATGTGCTTCATGTCACATCTGCAAAATTGAACGAAGTAAGTTTAGTGACTGAACCAGCATTTAAGTCTGCACAAGTCACAAATATTGCTGCTGAGGAATCAGAAGCATCCGAAAACCAACCTACAAAAGAGAGTGAGGCTATCTTGGATCAAAATACTCCAGATACCGCAACACCTGAGGTAGAAGCCCCTGCGGTGGAAGCCTCACGCCCAACAGTCACTGCTGCTGTTGCTTATGCAACACCACGCATTGAACTGACAAAAGAAAAGTACCTAGAGAATTCAATCAAGGCTTCTCTTGGTGATGATGATGCTCGCCAATACATTCGCGCAGCAGCATCAACAGCAGATAACACAGGTTTAATTCCAACTCGTCAATTGACTGAGGTTATCAACCCACTAGCAAATGCAGATCGCCCATTCATTGATGCGATTTCTCGCGGCACATTGCCTGATGCTGGTATGACTTTTGAAATTCCAAAAATTTCACAAGTACCAACAGTTGCTGAAACTGCTGAAGGCGCAGCACCATCTGATACTGATCTTGAAGATTCATATCTTTCAGTGACAGTTAAGAAGTACGCTGGACAACAAACATTCAGCCTTGAACTTCTTGATCGTTCTTCACCTGCGTTCTATGCAGAATTAGTTAAGAACATGGAATATGCCTACGCAAAGGCAACAAACGCAGCAGTTGGCACAGCAGTAATCGCTGGCGCAACTGATGGCGGAAACCGCACAATGTCAGCAGCAAATCTTCTAGATTTCGTTTCTGATGCGGCAGTATCTGTTTATTCAGGCACACTTGGATTTGCTCAAAACCTAGTTGTATCTCCAGAACAATGGGGCGCAATCATGGGTCTAGTAGATTCAACAAACCGCGCAATTTATACTGCAACACAACCAGTAAATGCTGGCGGATCACTTGCAGTCACTTCTCTACGCGGAAATGTAAATGGTCTAAACCTTTATGTTTCACGCTCACTATCAGGAACAGGCGATGGAACAATCGTTGCAATCAATCCTGATTCTTACACTTGGTACGAATCTCCAACATTCAAGTTGGAAGCAAACCTAATCAACACTGGTCAAATCAATGTTGGTTATTTCGGTTATGGCGCAATTGCAACTAAGGTTGCTGCTGGCGCATACAAGTGGATGGTTGCATAACCAGTAGAAAACTTATTGAGTGGGGTTTGTAGCCCTTACCCCACTCAATCTTAAATAGGAGAAAAATGGCAGCGACTTATGTGACCGAAGCCGAACTACGCACTACTTTAGGCATCGGAAATCTTTATTCTTCACCTGTTGTTGAAGAAGTCTGTCAGGCTGCCGAAAATATCATTAAAGGGCATTTGTGGTTCAATACAACACCTAACAGTGGCCACTCTAATACTGCCAGTCCAAATGCAACTGGTACTTTATATTTCGACCAACCGCATGGATTCTATGTTGGTCAAACTGTTGTGATTTCTGGAAATGGAAGCAAGCACAATGGATCAAAAACTATTACTGCGATTTCTTTATATTCTATTACTTATTCTGTCACTGGCAACAACATTACGGCTGCGCCTTACCACCCAGTTGCTCCTTATGGCTCTGTGGCTGCCGACACCTATGTAGATTTCTCTTTAGTACCTGAAATTCGTGAAGCAACACTTTTAATTGCCGTTGATATATGGCAAGCAAGACAATTATCAAATGCTGGTGGCGTATCACCTGATGGATTTACTCCAAGCCCTTATCGTATGGGAAATACTTTATTGGCTAGAGTACGAGGCTTAATTGCGAATTACCTAAAGCCGAGTGGATTAGTCGGATGACAGTTGCCGTCACAACTCTCCGAGCCACTATTGCATCGGCATTAAGTAATCCATCGGTGTGGCAGGTATTCGATCATGTGCCTGCTTCACCGTTGGCTAATTCGATTGTGATTGCCCCTGATGATCCATATATTTCACCATCAAATAACAATTGGGCGACTGTATCGCCTATGGCAAATTTCATATTGAAACTTTATGTTCCACTTTTAGACAATCAAGGTTCTCTACAAGCAATGGAACAATTTATGGTTGATGCATTTAACCTTTTAGCCGCATCATCCATCAAATATAAGATTGGGAGCGTATCTGGAGTGTCTGTTGATACTACGGCTGGCGACCTACTGACCGCAGACCTGCGGATCAGCGTACTAACAAGTTGGAGTTAAAAAATGTCTGACCTAACACCTGAGGATTTGGCTTTTCTTGAAAAGATAGGTCAAACCCAACCTAAAGTAATCAAGCCAGCAACCAAGAAAGATGAGGAATAATCGTGGCGATTTTCTTAAACAATAAAGTAGGATTTAAGTTGAATTCAGTGGATTTTTCTAATCATGTCACTGCATTTACTC